TCGGGCTGACTGGTAACCCCGTTCCGGCCGTGTTGCACGTTAACCGTGTATTCAACGTCGGATAGGTCGAGGGCTACCCCGGCTATCTCCACAAGGGTAATTGGGGACGTCATGCCAGCACCGGTTGTACGTTGCGCCCTGCCCGGTTGTCACTGTTACGGATAAGCCGGGCAAGGCTTTGGGCGGTGGCCTGCTCGACCGCTATGGCGTTCTGGGCGGCTTCACGGGCGGTAACCTCGGCAAGCGCGGATGTGCGGGCGGCCGCAGCGTCCTTAATCGCTTCTGCGACTGCCTCGGCAATTTCGGCTTTAATGTTCGCGCCAATGGGTTTGCCAATATTCTTTCCAATTTTCTTAAGACGATCGGTTTCTTTTGAGAGTTCGGTCGATAAGCCATTTAGGGTTTCGATGGCGGAATCTTCGCCGGCTTTAAGAAATTCTGGGACCATTGATTGCGCAAGCGTGCCAGCGCTCGATTGTACTAGCGCTAATTTGTCGGCCATGATTTTGACTAGGCCATTATCTAGCAGGGCTTGGCCCCAGACTCCCGCGTCGTCTAGCCCTTGGGCCTGTAAGTATTCGCGGAGTTCAACACTTCCCTCACGCTGAACTGCCTCTAAAACGTTGCCATACCACTGCAATTTGGAAATTTCGGAATCCACTCCGGCAATCCATTTTTGGACGTCGGCTTTTCCTTCGTTGACTTGAAACCCGGCGCCAAGGTTGAATCCTGAGCTTATGTCGGCCGATAGGTCAGTTACGTAATCCGATATGGCATCTTTAGCTTTTTGAACTGCTTTTTCCTGATTTTCAAAACTTTGATTGAGTTTATCGACAGCTTCTTTTTGCTTATCAAATTTGTCTAACGCAATTTCTTGCGCTTCGGTGAGTTTTTTAAGTCCGTCGGCGGCCTTTGATGAACTTGTCCCAGTTTTTTCCGCTGTTTTGTCGAAACGATCCAATGAGTAATTGGACTCGACTGCACCTTTATTAATTTGGCCCAGTACGGTGTAGAACGCCTTTGAAGGTTTGTCCGCTAGTTTACTTAATGAGTCGTCAAGGATTCCGGCTGATATGGCCATGCTTTTAAGTGCTGCGCTGCCGTCGAGTGCGGCTAGAACCGTTCCCGACAGTGACGAGGGTAGGGCGTCGGCTTCTTCACCTAATGCGCCCATTGCAAATGATGCGGCGTTAGTGGCGATTTCTAGGGCTTTGGTGGTCGGGAATAGCCTGTCGACGACGAAGCGTAGGGGACCGAATGAGTCGATGACTTCATTTGCTCGGGTGTCTAATTCGATGAGCGCATTTGCGATGTCGAGTACCCCGATGAGGGTTTCCCCTACGGTTTCGCCCAGGTTCTTTATTGCCGGTTCTAGTTCTTCCATGGTCGAAACGAGGTCTGTTGTTTTGTCGTTTGTGTCGCCTAATGCGCCGAGTAGGCCGGTCCCAAACGCTTCGGTAACGTTTTCGCCAGCGATTTGTAGGACGCGCAGTTGACCTTCCATGGTTTGTGCGGCTGTTGTGGCCTGTCCGCCGAACGTTGCGGCAAGTTTGCTGGTGATGAGGTCGAGGTCACCGGTTTTCAGTGTGGCCGAGTCAATGCCTGCACCTAATTTGGATAGGCCGGCGGTGTTGCCGTCGTAGGCTTTTCCTAATGCCTGGACTACTGCGTCGAGGCTTTTCCCTGATCCGGCAGATACGTCGAGAGCGATGCCGAGTATCCGGGTTGCTTCTTGGGTGTTGCCGATGGACCGGACGAGGCGATCATATGCGGGACGGAGTTCTGTGTCGGCTAAACCGAGGGTCCGCTCAAATTTGGATATCGCGTTTTCGACTTCTGGCAGCTGGTGTGCAAGGTTGAGGTTTTCTAGCGTTTGGGTTAGTTTGTCGATCGAGGCGGCATCTTCGAGTGCGGCCTTGACTCCGTCTACTCCTAGTTTTACTGCGAAAGCGCCTGCCGCAATTCCTGCGCCGATGAGCGCTGGGCCCAGCATGCTGGTCAGTTTGTTACTGAGTCCGTTTATGCCGTTACCGAAACCGGTTACGTCGCCTTTAGCCGTGTTAAGTTGGCGGGTCAGTTTGGAAACGTCGGCCGCTAAAAAGACGGTGAGTGTTTTCGCCATGGCTAGAGTCTGTCCCATTTCTTAAGGATCCGGTCAACTGCCGCGCCCCATTCTCGGAGCGCTGCGGGCTGATAACCCCGGACGTTACTAATCCAATTCGTTTGTTCGAAGGGTGCGAAACTTCTTTCGCTTTCTTCTTTTTTGTACCATTTTCCTGATTGTCCTAAGTCGGACGGGGCGCGGACCATTGTGGCGGTTCCGCCACCGGATAGGACTTTGCGGTTGCCGCCGATTTGTACGGCCGGTACACGGTCGCGCTTGACTTTGACACTGTTGGCGATGACTTCGCCCCACGGGCCCGCGTAGTAGAGGGCGGCGTTACGCCATGCCGGGGCCATGTGCCTATCGGCTATTTCCATGGATGACTGGCGGAGTTCGGCGCTGGCCTCTTTGGGTAAAGCTTTAAAAGCGCGTAGCACTTCGTTTAAGCCCTCGACGTAGGCTTCAACTATTGCCACTGCTGCTCAACTCCTCAACAAACGTTGCTAACAATCTAGGTTCCATCCTTGCCAGCTCGTCAACGGGCCGGTGCAAATGGAGCGCTAGTTGGACCATCAATCGTTCGACGGTCCCGGTTGGGTAGGGTCCGGCGTTTCCCCTTGCTCTGCCCAAATGCGCTCCTTGCGGGCCCACTTCGATACTTGGTCTAGCTTCGTGGGCTCGACATCGTGCTCCGCCATGTAGGCCACAACTATGCATAGGTCTACGAGCTTTGGGTTGTTATTGCATAGCCGGTTTGCGAGCATCACGTCGGCGGCTAGACAATCAACGACGGTCGGCTCGTCTTGCTCTGGTCTTTGGTAATTTACTTTCGGATACATGATGTTTCCCCGTTCACTAGTTGGTTAGGCGAATACTACGGAACCGGTAAGGCCCACGGAGCAGGTTGCGATCCCGGCGGCCTCGACGGTCATCTCTGCCGACTCGATGGACATTGTTGCACCCGTCCATGAGCCAACGGCGGACGATACGACGACGGCAATGGTTGACGCGGCTGCGATGGCGGTCTGGATTGCGTCGTATAGGCCGGATGCTTCGTCGTACAGAAACTCAATCGACATCGTCGAGTTAAGGTCCGTCTGGTCGAACGCCACGCTGTCGAGTGTCTTTGTGCGGACAATCGTCGGTGTGGTCGTGACGGTGCCGGATGTTACTTGACTTTCGTACTGTACGGCGGGGGTTCCAAACTCCACGGTAAACGCGGCGCCCGCTACGCTGACTGCTGGCATAACTATCTCTCTTTCTGTGTGCGGGCGTTGACCCGGTTACGGTGTGCCTTGCATTTGTACGGTAACGCTAATTTCCGTCGTATAGACGGTTCCTTGCGCCCCGGTGTCCGCGAGTTGTGGTGGGCTTACTAGTTCGGCCACATATCCCGACGGTATTAATCCGAGGATTAGGTCGACCGCGTCCTCGATGTCGAGGGTGGCGGCTTCATTGTTTCGGGGGCTAATTACGACTAGGACTTTCCAGCGCACCCGGTAGTTAAGGTTTGACCCTAGGCGGGTTGGTTGAATCCAAGGCGAATCGGGGATGACCACGATGCAAGGCGGTTTGGGTACTGCCGGGACCGTGTTGTAAACCTTGAGCCCTTGCCCGGTGAACGCGGTTACAAGTTCTTCCCGAGATTCGGTGCTTAGGGCTGTCATCCGATCATGCCTTTAACGTTGAGGTATGGCCCTAGTAGGGACATCACTCGACGCGTGAGCCACACCGACAACCGGTACGGGCCGGGGCTGAAATCTGTTGCCACGGCTTGCCCACCCGCTGCGGTGCGCGCTTGGAAAATCTCTACCCCGACGGCGAGTGCTGCCTCTTTCACTGCTGGCGGCTCTGCCGTTAATGCGGCGGTGGTGATGAGAGTCCCGACAATATCGTCAGCTGCGGCGGCGACCTGATCGAGGGCGTCCTCGTAGGGTGCGGCGTAGTCGAGGTCTAGCGCGTCGGCTAGCTCTTGACCTGTTAGCAGTGACATGTCGGGACTCTCATCCTTTCCGGGGGGCCGGTATTTTTTTAGACGTTGGTTACGCGGACGATGCCGGCTGGCAAGAAGGCCGCCGTAACCCCATAGCCATAAATACTTATATCCCTGCCCAACTTGGCTACGTTTTCGGCGGTAGCCAGTCTGGGGCCGTCTTCGAGCCAGCGAGCCGCCTGGCCATTTGTGACGATTGCATTGTAGGCGGCGTTTGTGTCGAGGTACTTAGCGCGAATCACTGGAAGTCCCGACACGTTCACGCGCAGAGTGCTTGCGGTTGCAACACCGGAAACGTTTTGAACGGTGTAGGGCTCTGGCTGGAATGTTGACCATCCACCGATAGCAACAAATACGGCGGTAGAAACAAATACGGCTGATGCTGGGACGCCGGTAGCGTCCTCGCACGTTACGGAAGCCTCGAAAATTGCTTCGCGGAACGCTGCGCCGGTCGTGTCTGCCGCGAAATCGTAATCCTGGATTCCGGTGCCGTCGTCCCAAAGATCCGCGGTGAATTTACGGTCGGTAACTGTGGCGTACGAGGCAAGCATGATCCGGTTATGTGCGTCCAAGTAGCTAGGGCTGGAACGCTCTAGGAGCTGGTAAGAGATGTCGGATCCGGCCGCGTAAGTGGCCAGAGTTGCAGTCCCCTTTTCGAGGTTGATCTCGACTGAATTGACTTCACCCTTTTCGTTCGCCTGCGCTTCGACAATATCGGTTAATGCACCGTCAAAATAAGGCCAGTTAATATCCATGCCAGCGGTCCCGGCGCCTTGTGGGCCCCCGACGCCTTGGATAACTCGACGTCCGAGGTCAATGATTCCGCGGACTTCCTGCAAGAAATTTGGTGGCATTACGCCCGGGTTGTTGGCCGTAATCTGATCTGCAAGGGCGCGCGACTCAACTTCGCCGGCGTAAACTGCCTTCGAGTACTCACCAAATGAGCGGTAAGCGGCAAGGGGGTGTACGGGCTCAGACGTGAAAGCGCGGGCCTCGATGCTGGCAACCTGCTCACGGACGGTAGCGATTGCCTCGCGTGCTTCAGTGTCAACCGAGACAACCTCGGTCTCGACGATTGTCTCTGACATTGGTACTCCTTCATCTTCTCTAATTGCCGACACGCCTGCGGTGGCGTATGCGGGGTATGGGGTGAGGCTGACCTCAAGTAGGCCGGCGCTCATGTGCTGAACGGCGTCGCGCGTTTTAGTCCAGGCTGATTTAATCGGGTTAAACCCCACCGACAATCCTCGGCTAGCGCCGGTCCGGGCGAGCGTTGCGGCGTCGCGCCCGAGTGTGGTGTTGACGATATCGAAATCGATGTAGAGGCCGTCCTCGCGGTTCTCCGCTCCGGTTATAATCCCGACGGGCTCGTTATGGCGGTAAGCAAGGGGCTTTCCGATCACGTCCTCGACGTTAAACGCGTCACGGGCAAATGATTCGCGGACCCCGCCGATCTCAATTTCTACACCGTAGGGGACTGCGCGGCCGGTGCCGGTTCCGACAATGTCGCCGTTAGCGTCCTCGCGCTGCTCAAAAATAAATTCCGTGTCTTGCGTTGTGGTTCTCATCATTCCCCCATGGGTAGGAGCGTGTAGGACATAACCCCGAGCGTCGGTAGGTCGAGCACTAGTCGGGCTTCTTCTTCGGTCAAAACGTTGAGGGGCATTAGTTTTGTGATGAGGTCGGCGATCTGGTTCGGGTCGCCGCGTAAGAATGTGGTCGTATCGAATCGGACGGCGTGAGTGCGGGGAACGATATCGGGCATTGATAGGCGGCCGCTAATCAGATCCATGATCGGGCGCAAGCTTGTATCTAACAGACTCCGATATAGATCGTTTCTATTTGCATAAGTTAAGCTCGAACCCGGTACGCCGGCCCCGACCCACACCGGATCCAAATTGGCGAGGCGGGCGATAGCGGTCGCGCTTGCCATTTTGCCTTCGACTAGCTGCACGTCCCGGGCGCTAAAACCCATTGTTTGAGTGTCGATTGTACTGTTGAGGTACGCGGTCGAGCGTGCGGCGCGTGCGTCCTCCCACGCTTCGAGTAGCGCGTCGACCTGATCGGCCGGAAGGTCGGCGCCGTTATTCTTTAGGACGACCGTAGGGATAGGCGACTCCGAATACATGAGGGTCGCGGCTTCGAGCGCGGCGGCAATGTTGATCGCGGTAGCGCCATTTCTGAGCCAACCGCCGTTACCGTCGCCGTAGAACTTGATGACGTCGCGGGTCGGGATGACGTTCCCAAGGTAGTAGAACGGATCCGACGGGGGTTGCGTGTTCGGATCGATGCCGGAATTAGCCACGGTTAAATCGTTGACGTCCTCGACGCGCATAACCTCAATGGATGTCGGGAATCCATCCCATGACCGCTCAGTTACTCGCCAGTAAGCGCGGTCGAATAGAAGCAAGTCGGCAACGGTGCGTTGCATAACGGCGGCGTATGGCAAGAATCGACACGGGCAATTTAGAAAAGGTCGGGCGGCGATCGGGTCATCTCCGCGGTACTCGCGTAGGCCAAATGCGCTGATCGTGTGTGAATACGTTTTGAGGGCGTCAACAAATGCGGGCACCTGCATAGCTGTCGCGCGTGAAGTCTGGTAGGACTCGCGTAAATCGATAAGCCTAGCTAGTTGGTTCGCGCCGGACTCTCGGACGTGCGGGACCGGGCCCTCGGCTACTCGCGCTGCTGCTTGAGCGTTAAGTGCCTGGTCCCGCACGATCCTTAGTGAACGGGGAAACGCCACGCCCGTAGTCTAGGGCGCTTAGCACACGACGTCTGACGTCTGTGGTATTGCGCGGTTTATGCGTGTCGCCGCTTTGATGATCGGATCATGGCGAGGGGTTTCGGGGTTTTGCAGGCTTGCGCCATTGCGAATAGTGCGGCCCTAGCTGCATACACTCCGCCTCGACCCATCGGTGCGGTGAGTACCCATCCGCCTTGCCGGCGGCTGATCGTTGACGCGGCGAAATGTTCCTGGAGTATCTGGGATCCGTCGTGCCGGATTGCTCGGCGGTCGAATAGGTCTAGCAGGTTCTGTGTTGCGGCTACGGCCTCGCGCTGGCCCACTAACGTGTCAAATCGTTCGCGCAATCGGTCGACGTAACCCGGGGTTACTTGGACATAGATGGAAGGGTGCTCCCGGCGGATAGCGGCAAGCCGCTCGTCGACTTCCTTGATCGTGCGGTGAGTGGTCGCCCTAATGACTATGGTCCCGTCGTCGAGGGGCGCGGCGATCGCTACACCGTGGCCCATGCCGTCAAAATCTGACTCAACCGCTACCGACCATGTGGCACCGGCTGGCAGCTGCACATCGGGGTCCAGTGTTTCGGCCCACCATTTATCCTTCATCCAATGGTTCGAGCGTATGACCCATTGGTTTAGATACTGTTGCCGGAATGCTGATTCCTCGACGTTGTTCCATTGCTGGGCGAGAAACTCGCGGCGTTTGTCGGTCCATTCCGGGGAACCGTATTTCCACGTTTCGACGTTTTCCGGGTCGGCCTCGGCCGGTGCCGACCATTCGAGTAGGAGGATCGAGCCCGGGTCGTCGGACTCCAAGCGATCAAGGGCGCGCTGTCGGTAACCGATCATGAGGTCCGAGGTTGAGTCGCCGGCCGTGGAGACTAGCCACATTTGGCCTTGATTACGCTCGGCCATAGTGGGCGCTAGTGAGGCGGTAACGACTTCTTCTTTAATTTTCCATGCCTCGTCGACGAATAGCATCGATACGGAGTACCCGACACCTGCCGAGTCGTTAGCGGCGTGGACTAGCCACCGGTCCCCGGATGGTAACTCGATCCCGGCGTTTTCATTACCCCAGCGGGCCGCCTTTTTGCCGTAACGCTCGACGGCCCACAACCCGGCCGGGCGTAGGACCTCCATAGCGGTCGAACGTTTGTTCGCAACGTGCATGATCGTTTGTGTTTCGCCGAATAGTTCCGCGTGATGCAGGCGCCACATACAAACCGCCCTGGCCAAATAGCTCTTTCCGCTTTGTCTCCCTACCGTAATAATGACCGTGGGCCAAAGAAGGTTGCCATCCGCGTCATGTTCGAGCGCCCGGTCTAGGGCGTGGCGCTGCCAACCCCGTAAATCCATGCCGTACACGTCCCGTAGCCACTGGGCAGCGCTTTCCCCGTAGGACCCCAGCAACGCCGCTGGCGCCCTAGTTTCCAGTCTGGGCAAGATGTACCCATCCGGGGACGTTCGGGCCGGTACTGGCCCTTCTAGGCCCTTTCCTGCCTTGTCTGGGGGACAAAGGCGAGGGGCGGCGGGATTTT